TATATAATCTATAAATGACAAATCTGTAATAGAAAAAGGAGAGATGAAAGTTGTGGAGATTTAAGGGTCTCGATTTCATCATGGGGATTTGTGGGTTGAATGGTAATGTAAAAAAGGGGTTGTTTTTAACAACTTTTCATTCAAAAACGCGTTTAATTTCTAATTTTATTTTACAATACAAGTACATATGAAGTTCAATGGAATCTTTAAAGAATACAGCGCCAAGATAAGATACAATAGAGAGAAGATGACATCTGTCCACGACTTCATCGAAATGATTAAACCTGGCGAAAATAGTGGATTGATATATGAAAACTTTATCAAAACATTAGATGATCCAAGAATCAATGACAGGGTGTACGTCGATGTACACACATTTAGAGGAGTTTCATGTGCAGTCGTAGATATTGCTATATTAGTTGAACTTTTGCTTACTTTTACATGTGAAAGATCTATTGAATTTAGAAAGACTGATGCTGTGTATTTTATAAGACATCTAGGCGGTGGGTTGAATTTGATGCACAAAATTAAAGTTAAAGAAGAAATAGTATCACCCAAACAATCGCTTATTTTCGATGGTATTTTCAGCGGCAGAGAACATGAAATACGCATCACTCCGGATAAAAAAATATCAGTATTTGATTTCATTAAAGTCGTCGGGGGGCAAAAAAATCCGAAACAAACATGGTCTAATATTCAAAATGTTCATATTGAAGAGGTGGTCCAATATTTGGACCACTTCAAATTCGAAGGTTGTGGGCAAAGAATGACGCCTGTTATATCAGTTGAAGGAATGGTTAAGCTTTTGTTCTGGTTGCCCGGAGAATCAGCAAAACAATTCAGAAGCAAATCAGCTGAAGTTATGGTTAGATATCTTGGCGGGGATACAACTTTAATAGACGAAATAAGAACAATTGATAAAGAACATGTAAATAACCCTGACAATATTGCTCAAGTATTTAGACAAGAAGTGATTAGTAATTTACTATTCAATCAAGATCAAATAAATACAAGTAAGATGTTGATCAATTATTATGGAGACAAGAGAGATGTATTTTATATGTTTTCGTTTAAGTATATGGAAGAGTGGTATGCCAAGTATGGTATCGTCGGTGAACTTAGAGATTTTCATGAACGTGTTAAACAACACGTTACAGAATTCCAAGATATATGCTTTCATAATGTATTACAGTGTTCAAATATTGATAAAGTCGAATCAGATTTTAAAAACGCATCACTATTTCAAATGAATAAGGCAAAAATACCTAAAAAATATGGTGGAAATCATACAGAAATAATAAAATTAAGCGAAATTATAACAACAGAAATGATAAAGGAAGAGATGATAAAAGTAGCCGGAGAAAGGATGTTGGATCCTCCACCGAGATATATAGAAAATGTAAATCAATCTTCGTTAGAATTAGAAAAAGAACGCACAGAACAAGAAAGAGAACGAACTAAACAGATAGAGATACAAGAAAAAACCAAGCATATAGAATCGAGATATAAAGAAAAACAAATAGATCTAGAACTAGAAAAGTTAAAGTTTGAGATTATGAAATTTGAATACGAGAAAACATTAAAAATGGATCAAAAACTGGTCCCTTTTAACAAACTTTAAAATTAAAAAAGTCTGAAAAGGACATCTTTTTCTCCCGTACTCTTTCTTTTCATACCTTTTTATATATAATCTATAAATGACAAATCTGTACTAGAAAAAGGAGTGTTTTTAATAACTTTTCATTCAAAAACGCGTTTAATTTCGAATTTTATTTTACAATACAAACACATATGAAGTTTAATGGAATCTTTAAAGAATACAACACCAAAATAAGATATAACAGAGAGAAGATGACATCTGTACAAGACTTCATCGAGATGATTAAACCTGGTGAAAATAGTGGATTGATATATCACGAATTCACAGAAGCAACTGATGATCCGAGAATGAAAGACGAAGTATATGTTAACACTCATACATTTAAAGGAGAATCGTGTATAGTCGTAGATATTGCTATATTAGTCGAACTTTTGCTTACTTTTACGTGCGAAAGATCTATTGAATTTAGAAAAACCGATGCTGTATATTTTATAAGACATCTAGGTGGTGGTTTGAACTTGATGCACAAGATTAAAGTAAAAGAAGAAACAACACCGGCTGTAAATATAACCCAAGTAAAACAAGTAAAACGAGTAGAAGCAAAAGCTGCTCCTCCCGTCGCAGAAGCAGGTATTTGTGAAGCAAGACGAGTAACCCAAGTAAGAAATGTATCGTCACCAGTTCAAACTAAAATTTTGGATGAGATCAAAGCAACATTCACTACAGAAGAACAGAATATGTATATAAATAACTTGATGATGTATATGAACTATCACCAGACAGATGATTATGTAGTCAATCTGGATGACGTTTACAATATGATTGGTTTTACTAAAAAAGAAAACGCTAAGAGAACTATAGAAAATAATTTTACACTAAATATCGATTATAAAATCCAAGACGTTGACGAAGCAAATATCGCTCCTCCCACGGGAGGAGCGAGTTTAGAGAAGCAACACGGTGGTCAAAATAAACAAAAAATTTTACTAAATATCGACACTTTCAAGAATCTTTGTATGATATCAAGAACTGACAAAGCTAAAGAGATTCGCAAGTATTACATCAAAATCGAAAACGTTATCAATAGTATCATTTCACAACAATTGGTACCAACGTTCGGTCAAGATCAAATAAACAATAGCACAAGACTCATTAACCATTTCGGTAGTCAAAAGGACGTTTTTTATATGTTTTCATTCAAATATTTTGAAGAAATGTATGCAAAATTCGGAATAGTAGGTAACTTGAGAGAATTCCATCATAGAATAGACGAACATAAAAATGAGTTTGGAGAAATATGTTTTCATCACGTGGTTAGATGTAGAGAAGTTGCACAGGTTGAATCAGAGTTCAAAGGAAGTTCTATATATAGAATGAATAAAGCCAAATTACCGAAAAAGTATGGAACAGGGTTTCATTGCGAGATTATCAAACTTTCAGAAGCAATTACAGCACAGGTTATTAAAGATGAGATGAATAGGATAGCACAATCAAGGATTCTAGATCCGCCACCGATGTATTCACCAGTTGAATCTTCATTAGAATTAGAAAGAGAACGCACAAAGCAAATACAGGAAAAAACGAAACAGATGGAAATCGAGTATAAAATGATGGAACTCAAGCTAAAGTTATTTTCTGCTACTACTGTAGATGTTGAATAAGAATGTTCTAGACCCAAAGTTATGGGCAAGTATCAAAGAAGAAGCCAGGAAAAAATTCAAAGTATTCCCATCTGCTTACGCGTCATTTTGGATAACTAACAGGTACAAAGAACTTGGTGGAAAATATTCAAAGGGGTCTTCTAATGAAAAGACTCCGCTGAAGAGATGGAAAGACGAAATATGGGTTAATATATGTGTAAAAGAAACACCTAAGATAAAGGTAAAAGACACTTCTCGCCTCGTACCAAAACAACAAAAGTTCAAAGATTGTGGTAGGAAAACTGCAACACTTGATAAGAAAAATTATCCGTTGTGTAGACCATCTGTAAGAATAACTATAAAAAGCCCGAAAACTGTCTACGAAATATCAGAAGAAGAAAGAGTAAAAATGTGTAGGAAAAAGAGAAGCATGGATCAAGGAGTTAACGGTAAGCCAGTGCGGGTTTTCTTTTCCAAATAAAATCATAAAACTGGCTTAACACGTGATGTTCATCCCCGTTGTTGTCCAGCAACAAGTCGTATTCAAAGTCTTCCAATGCCATCTCACTTTCTATATCAAGTCTCAGACAGTATTTTCTATCTACATTGACTGTTAAAATATCGTGTGTGTCTCTTAATGCCTCTACTATTCTAGAATATTCATACGGATATCTAAAATCACTGATTGCTATTTGTTTATCGTTGTTAGATTTAATATGATTTATGAGCTTGTCAGTGTAATAATTTTTATTGTTTCGTTTACTATTATGGGCATGCTCTATCATAAGAGTTCTGTATGTCTTCCCATTTTTGAACAAGCATGCTTTACCATATTGCGTGTCTAATAAATCTCGGTCTATTAGATATTCTCTGGATACTTCATTCTTTAGTTCATCTGCAAAAGCATATCTCTTGAAATTTTTGTATTTTACCAGTATATTTGCTACGTAATCTTTACCTGAGCAGATTTTACCTGAGAGAAGATAAATCACCCCTTTCATGTAAATTAATAATAAGTTCTCTTTAAATACGCGAAGCACAAAAAATATACTCGTAAAGAATACCTTCGGTCGTAGTGTTGTTATTAGACTTGAATCTCTTGTATTCTTTTTGCTTTACCTCGACGCGTTTCCATCCACATTCTAATAGTAAATATTCTATCTGTTCTCTTGAAAGAATACCTTCAGAATTATACGACATAAAAATGTAATTAGTGTGAATGTTGGTGAAAATTGTTTTAAACGACTCTAATACTTTACTTTTTGAACAAAAAGAGTCTGAACCTTCTGGTTCTTGTAAAGGAACCCCAGTAACGCTATCTGACACAGGGTCACATGTATATTTTGCTATAGCTTCCATAACAAAGTAATTTGAACTATATTTTCTAGAATTATAGGGTGGATCTATGTAACAAACATCGCCTTGTTGGACTACAAAATCCAGGACATTTGTGTTGTAATTTTCTATTTCGGCGTCATATGAATTATAAACAGGTTTTAACTTCAGTTGACACATCGCTGATTTCTTGTATTTCTTTAGAAACGCTCCAAATGTGCTAGATATATTCGCAACCTTTGACGAAGCATACAAAAGTGTTTTTAACAAGAACATATACTCTGAATTTGTTAAAGAATGTCTAGCATCTTCAATACGTTTTCTCATCGAATCTATAATGATAGCGTTTTCTTTAGTAAAATACATTCTATTTTTGGCATAAGTATCGTGTATATATCCTTCTTCTAAAACCACAGAACCAAATATATCAGGGACTGGTGTAGTCTGGTTTAAACTGCTACATAATACATAGCTGTAATACATATTGTCATTTGTTACTATTTTTTTACAACCGTTTTCGAGCAACATCGAAGATACTACACCTGTTCCAGCAAACAGGTCATAAAAAGATTCTATTTCCTTGAGTGGTTTTCGCGTATAATCTTCTATAGTATCTTTTATAAAATCTAGTAGTTTGGTCTTAGAACCAAGATAATTAAAGGTTCCGAGAGTCTTACATACTTTGAAATTTATCGGTGGTATAGGTATTTTAGTATGAAACAAGAACTTCATCAAATTTGTCATACTAAATCTACATTTTACTATACTTCTAGAATTATGAACTTGGAATTCTGCTATAGTTTTACCATCCAGTTTCATAGAACAAGATTCGTTCCAATTGGTTATGTCTCGTGTAAAGGTATACCTCGATTTCTCGAATATCTGAAGTTCTTGTTTTTTTATGTAGTAAATTTCACCTGATTTAAAATTAATATAGACTGTATGGTCGCATATAAACATATTCTTGATGTATATGTCATATGCTTCTTCTGGAAAGCTCAACACCCATTGTTTATAGTCACTACTTGTCACGAATTCCGGATTTATTTTTTTTAAACTGGTTTGGCCTAAATTCTGAGGACATACCTTGTCTGTTGATATATTAGTTTTTATAGACAAACTCGAGCTGTCTTTCATTATAAAATCATAATCTTTGTTTTCGTTACCACAATGTCTTTCTATTCCACCTCCAAGTTCTTTTAAGAATGACAGTTGAGATTTCATATCAACTTTAAAATCCATAGACCTAGAGCGAGATGAATTAAATTGGATGTTAAAGTAATCGCATATGAGAGATTCTACCCATATGCCAACAGTTTCTGTGTTTTTAACTTCGTGGTCCATTATATACTATACTTGACTTTTCTTTAAATCACCAAGTCGTAATTCAAAACAGACTGTTGAAAAATATTAAGATTGTTGTAATCTAATATGAGAAATTTAGATCTTTCAGGCGTTTTTATGTAAATATGTGTAAGTAATACTACAGCAAGAGACATGAGTTCTCTGCTAGCTGAAGCAGGATTAGCTATAGCTTTCTTGTAATTGTACTTTACCGGATCTAGATTATTCAACAAGGAATATATAACGCTTGTCTGACAAAGACCTAAAGTGTCAAGGGCAGCGGATTGAATACCAACTTGCGGACAAGAAACTATGGGGGATAGATACACATAACTATGTCCATTAGCGAAATCGAAAAGCTGTTTGTCAAAATATAGATTTGACTTGCGGTTACCATGTGGTTCATATCTCCAGAATATACCTCTTCTAATATGTAAAAGTATATAGTTTGCATGACTTTCTCCATATCCACTGATGTTTACTCTAAAATATATGAAATCTAGAGAGCATTTGTCTTTTTCCGCGAATGCTTTTGTTAAATTGGAAAGAGTTTTAGTTTCCGCGTTCCATCGAATTTCAATATTAGACAAGCAAATTCTATTAGGATATAATTCTTGTATGTATAGTAGTGATTTTAGATAGTACGTACCAGTATGGGTAAATTTATACATATTACTCATACTTTCCTTGATTATCTGAGAAGGACATTTTTTACTCATATTATTGTGTCCTGGTTGACCGCAAGCTCCACAGATCATATGATATCTCGTTAGATTATTTTTTCAAAAATATTGGTTATGTGTATGTCATCAGAAACAGTTATTAAAAATTTAGATCAGGGTATGTTTTATGCATTTACCATTATGTCGTTATACTTTATAAAAACAGCCTACTTTGAATTTAACAGTTGTGTAAATGAAGCATTAGAAAGTAAAAAGTACGTAGATAAAAATACCCAAACATACACAGAAGAGGATTTAACTGCTTCTGACCACCAGTATGAACACGTAATAGAGGAAATAAGCGTGGCAAAGAGAAAATTTTTAGGTTTTTGGTAAAATTTCTATAATTTCTTCTTCTTCGAACCTATAAATCTCTAAACCTTTTGTTATAATAATTATAGGAAAATCTGAAATATCACTTACTCTTGTTTCAAAAACTGTATTTTTGTAAAAATTCCCACAAGGATCTGAAGCTCTTATTACAGCCTCTGTTATATTTTTACCATCTCCGCTGAATGCTGCTAGTATCTCACTTTTTTTAAAGGTGTTAGAATTTTTGATATAGTCTAAAGCTTCTTCGTATGTCTCACTGTTGCAGTACACCGTATATTCAGCATTCCCTATCTTGTAATTTATTATAAACTTTTCTTCCAATGGAGAAGTAATCTTCGCGTTAGTGTAATAATCAATGGTTTTGTCTGTCAAATTTCCCATTATACTCTTTTTTAATACTCTTGTTACTACAGAAGAACTATAGGTCATTGTGAAAAAATATATAAGATGTTGTATCATAGATAATATATGATATAATATTTTTCTTAAAATGAGACGCAGTATCCACATCTTATTAATTCAGATTTTTCATCAAACGAAATATTAAAATGAAGGGCATTAACACCAGTCACAACTTGTATTACTCTGTATCCCAATAATTTGTATTTTTCAAGTTCAAGTGATTGGCCTTTTGCCATTGAACATTTGAGAATGCTTGTGATATAATCCTGCAGATTGCCTAAATTTTTCTGGCTGTTTACGCCAGAAGATAAAGAAAACCCCAATGTATTTTCAACTGGTAAAAGTTCAATTGGTAAATTTCTTGAAAAACAACCATCTATGTATTTTTCTTCACCAAGAGTCCATATTAAAGGGATAGACATTGAAAATCTACAAGCTTCTCTAACTATATAGTCAGGTGTTCTCGTATAATCAAATACTTTTTGTTCATATGTTGTTATATCACAGCACGATATAAAGAGATGTATCCCTGTTTTTTTATATATTTCTGAGAAAGTTATATCCTTGTCGTGTCCTTTTGAGCGTATCAAATGGCCAATGAAAAATGCCATCTTTGAGCCGTCATCTAAACCGTAACCAGAAAATAGTCTATTTATGTCTATATTCTCTAGCATACGCAGGTCTAAGTTAAAAACAATATTCTTCATTTCGGATGAAGAATATCCTAGGCAAATTAACAAACCAGTAAGAGAACCTATACTTGTTCCAGATATTCTTTTGACGTTCTTTAGTACTCCTTGTTCTTCTAATTTTTGTACAACACCGGCATAGGAGAATCCTTTAACTCCTCCGCCAGAGAAAGCAAGGTTTTCTATCATTGTAGTGTTATTCGAAATAAATAATTATTTTCGCACGAGTTATCTTCACGTCTTCGAAGAATTTTTTACTCATTTTACTCGGCTTTGACGAATCTAGATCGTCTTTTATCTTTTTTAAATTATCCAATACGTAGTCAAGTATCTTGTTTTTAAACATCCAGTTGAAGAAGTTTAGCTGGGCGACTGTGGTATCTAAGACTCTTTTTTCATCAATTTGCACTTGGAACTTTGGCATTCTACGATACATATCAAACAGTTTCTTGTTATATGAAGCCATCTGTTCATCTTTGTATGAACTATAAACATTGAAATTTTTACCATTCAATTTATAGGATACTCTATGTTCTCTGGAGTAATACGACACAAACCATTCTATAAGTCTTAGGCTACAAGGGTCTTTTTTTTCTACTATATCTGCTAAAATAGTTAGTTTTTTCTTGTTGAAAGATTTTAAAAGTTTTTCTTTTAGAAGATTTACTTTTTTATCTTCGCTCATTGCTATTTATACAACAATATCTCTTTAAGTGTGACTAATATAAATATTGGGAATACTCGATTTACAAGTTATATCTGGCGTTTTTCGTGTATATAAATTATCATTTATACATTTTTTCCATTCTATTTTGTCCTCCCATATATCAGGTTGATAAATACGCAATATAGAAAAACCGTTTTCAAGAGCAATCTTCATCTTTTGAATATCATTTTGTAAAACTTTTTCTGGATTTTCCCAATTACTCACTTGTTTGAAATGTTGATTTCCATCTATCTCCAGTATAAGATCGAAATCTATCAAAAAAAAGTCATAACTTCTGCTCTTCGTTATTTTAAACTGGCTTTTAAATTTAACTGCATTATCTTTTAAGAAATATAAAACTTTTTTTTCTGTTTTATTTTTACAACCTGGGCACCCGTTACCTTTTGTTTTATTAGCAGGTGATTGTCTGTAATTTGTTTGGCATTCTATTACAACTTCTAGATATACATGGTAAACATTTATCATTTCCACATAGAATTCTGTTGCCACAGTAAGGACAACCACAGTCAAACCAATATTTTTTGTCAGTTGATTTACATACACTAGATGGTTGTATAGTATTTTTAGAACTCCATATATCTTTATACATATTGCAATTTTTTTTTAAACATATTGAACATTCTACGTTGTAGCATATGTTTCTCCCGGAACAATAAGGACAACCGGTTCCTCTTGTTTTGTTAGCAGGAGATTGGTAATAATCATGTGAACATTTTTTACAATCAAAGCAGTATTTTTTACCATTTGAAATAGATATTTTATAAGGTTGTATTTTATTTTTAGAACTCCAGATATCAGAGTAAGTGTCACAGCTTTTTTCTAAACAATATAGACACTGTATATTTTCACATAATTTTTGGTTAGCACAAAAAGGGCATCCACAACCTCGTGTTTTCACACTAAGAGATTGCAAGTAATCATGGCCGCATTTTTTGCAATTAAACCAATATTTCTTATTAGATGATATAAACGCTTTATAAGCCTCTATTTCATTTTTAGAACTCCATATATGAGAGTAAATGTTAGCACTTTCCGCACAGTTTCTGATTAGAACAATATGGGCAGCCTGCTCCAAGTGTTTTTGATTTAATCTCTTGTTCGTAACAGTGTTTACATGTATTGCATTTAAACCAGAATTTTTTATGACTATATCTAGACACTTTATAAGCCTCTATTTCATTTTTAGAACTCCAGATATCAGAGTATATGATACAACTTTTATGCATTTCTGTCATTTTTATACAATAAAAATTTATCTTTAAGTCTTAAACTTTGAAGTATCGTAATTTGTAACTTCCATTATAATTAGATCCATTTTTTCTAAGTTCGATGCCGGAGTTTGGTGGCCATCTCATTTCTAAACGTTCGAAAGTAGTAGAAGCAGCAGAACTGCCCCATCTCTGGATACTGGCATTTCTCGAAGCTTCGGATTTCATTATAGTGAATTTTCCACATGGTCCGCCGCTAATTATATTGCTTATTAATATATCGAAGGTTCCAAATTGGTCTAGTAATACCTGATTCCACGTAACTCCGCTGAGAGTCACGGTGATTATCGGAATACCAGACAAAGAATTCAAATCACAGTAAAATTTTGTGCATGCGTCTTGATCAGAAGTAGGATTGGCGACACTAGTTATTTTTTCATTATCCATGTCTATTTTGCTAGAGAGAACATGGCCATTTTTTATTATTGAATTATTTTTACTAAATGATGCAAACATCTTAATACTTGTCGATATTTTTTTTTTAATTATTTTCGGAAGACATAAATCTTTAGAAAACTATTTTGTATATACAAGTAATGTTTAACTACAATTCTTCTCGCTTTCTTCGAGTTCTCTTTACAGGCGCAGAATCTTCTTCTGTTCTTACTGAAATTTCTAGATCGTCCTCATTAAAAGATGAATCTACTGGAGATTCATCGACTTCTTCCTCGTCTTCTTCTTCCTGGAAGGCATAACCAACGAGAGCACTGTTATTTTTGTAAAGTTTAATTTGAACAGCTGACCAAGAAATACCAAAACTGTCTCCAACTACCCATAGACCAGAACATTGAATGATTGCTTCACATTTGCTTCCGCCAGTTATAACCTCATCACTGTTTTCAAGAGTCATCTTCATCTTTGGATATTTTCCATCGATTTTTTCAGAATCGTATACGTCGACGCTGAATTCGTTACCAGTAGTCCATAATTTTGCTTTAAAACGTGGAGGATACTTGTCAGATAACTCTCCATCTTCTTCGTGATACTTGATGAATGGTTTGTAGAATTCCTTGAGGATTTCCTTTGAACGTTTTTTCTTGAAGAGTTCCAACGAATTCTTCTCTGCATAATCCAAGATAACATTCTCCATCTCTTCAAAATTGGAAAGAACTTTTGGATCAGCGTCTTTCATAGATAGGTCGAGAGAGTATTTTGTGTCTCCAGATTCAGGGTTCGTGTATTTACTAACCCCGAAAGGCAAGTCCATCTTTGGAAGTTGAACTCGCATGATTGCTCCACCATATGAAGCATAAACAGATTTTCCAGAATATTTATTAACCTTGATTACGTTTGAAATTTTAAACTTTGTTGTATCGATATTAGCAGCTTTGATGATTGAGTTTGTAGTCATTTTCCTTTTATACTATATATGAAAGTTATCCCTTTAAGTTAAAAATTCGTATAATTATTTTTTTAAAAATATACGTTCATTGTAAATGTCTACAAAAATTGAAGATCTATCCGATTCAGAAGAAGACCATCAATACGAAGAAGAATACGACGAAGAACAATACGAGGAAGAAGTTCAACACGTAGAACATTTTACACAACAAGGTGACGAAAACATTAATATTAGAATCGTCAATATGATAATTGAAAAGGTTAAACATCCATTTCTGGTGACCTTGATAATGATTTTTCTTACCCATCCTCTGCTTATTCAGGGGATTTTTAAGATACCTTATATGGAAATCGCAGACCAAACTATAAGCGTGAATGTAATGCTTTCTATTTTGGCTGGTATATTCTTTTTTATACTTCGGGAATTTATTTAAATAAATTTCTCTTGAATTTATAACATATGACCGGATCTTTTTTAAAATTACAAGTTAAAGGTCAACAGGACAAGTATCTTACTAAAAACTGGACTCGTAACTTTTTTGAAAATAAATATGAAAATCACTGTGATTTTGCAGTAGAGCGGATTAAGACATACTTTATAGAAGATGCAAATTTCGGTAAAAAAATAACTCTCACATTCCCTAGAAGAGCAGATCTTCTAAGCAAAGTTTATTTTTATTTTAAGCTTCCCGCTCTTACTAAAATAGATGGGTCTTATGCGGGGTGGACAAATAATCTTGGCCATTCTATAATAGATTACGTCGAGTTAGAAATAGGAACAAGGACCATTTCAAAGTATTATGGCTTGTATATGGATATATGGGAAGAACTTACATCAGAAAACAATTTTGAAAACAGTCTTCTGGGTAAATATAGCAACGCCGATCAATTAAAAATATCTGGGAACGCTGATAGCAAGTATCTCGTAAAACTTCCTTTCTGGTTTTGTAAAGGGATTTCTTCAGCACTCCCGTTATTTTTACTAGATTATCACCAAGTAAGAGTAATAATAAAACTCAAACCGTTTTCGGATTGTGTTATATATGATGGGACAGTTCAACCCCTTCCAGTTAAAATGGAAGATGCTTACTTGTTGTGCGATTATATTTTCATAGAAGATGCTTTGAAAGCAAAGATGAAAGCTTATTCTCATACGATTTTAATAGAACAGTTGCAGTATAAAGACACTCAAGGGGATGATACAAACAACTCTATAGGTGTATTTAAAACAGATCTCCCGTTTAATCACCCTGTTTCAGAAATTTTATGGGTTTTTATAGAAGAAGCTAGTATGGCAAATAACGACTGGTTTAATTTTAGCAAAAGGAATATCACACCATCGACTAAGGTTTATAGTATTATGAAAAATGCAAAGCTTTCTATAGACGGGAAAGACTACACAGAAAAGACCGACGAATTGATATTCAGAAGTTCAAATGACCACAAGAATAACACAGATAGACATATTTACAGTATACCATTTTGTTTATATCCAGAAATATCAGAACCATCCGGCTCTCTTAATTTTAGTAAATTAGATTCTGTAGAGTTATACGGTGATTTACGCACACCGACTCCGAATAACAGGTTGTATATATTCGCAAGGAATCATAATTGGCTTACTATACAAAACGGGATGTCATCTTTACTTTTTATTTCTTAATAGGGGAACTCTCTGATAGAGTGTCGGCCATCATTACAGAATATCTGATTGGTGAATTAACTGAATTACTCCTTGCTATTAAACTGGCTCGTCCTGCATTAGACTTTCTTGCGACGGAGCTAACAGAATCGCTCTTTACTAAACTAGATTTTCTTTGCACGATGGAACTAACAGAATCACTCTTGACTGCCAGACTAGGTCTTTCTACATTAGAATTTCTCGGTTTAGTTGTACTGGATCTTCTTGGGTTGGGCGCAATGGAACTAGCAGAATTACTCTTGACCATCAAATTAGCCTTAGGTTGGATTGAGCTCGATGAACTTCTTCTTCTTCTAGGTTTAGGTTTATCGTCGTAGAAGGTTTTAGCAGCTGGCGTTACTACGATTTCTATGTCGTTTAGCTTAAGCATTCTACTTACAAATTTTTTAATTTTAAGTGGATTGTCTACACCAATAGAAGCCATATACTCTTTGCATAATTTAACTTCAAATTCGAGCCAATCATTCTTGTGTTGCATGAATTCAAAAATATCATCATTTTTCATCTTGTCTTTTATACCAGGTATATATCTATTGATAAGATCTAGTTTTTTAGCAAACGTAAGTTTTTTATTATCGAATATATCCTGGACTGCTTTGGCGTTTCTACATGTAGCTTCACCCTTTTCTACATAATCTTTTGTTTTGAGAGTTCCTAATATTTTATTTTTTATACTGTTCATTTGTTGTAAGCAGCATAGAAAATAATCTAAAATAAACAATTGTCCTCTGGTTCAATTTTCAGAACCTCCCCAGGGACATAATTTTCTTTGAATGTTAATATATCCTGCCATCTTTTTTCCATTATAGGTTTTACGTCATTTAACCATTCTCTATCTCTTTTTATAGGCACGCATGATATAGTATTGGTTCTCCAGAATATAGTTCTAAAATTGTACTTTTTGTATCTGGAATCTCTGCATGTTACAATATTTTCTTTCTGTTCCAATACTTCTAGGTTTCTAGTATCTATTGTGCTAATTATAGTATCCTCTGCCCATTTATTTAGAGCTAGCATATCGTTGATAATATTTCTATCCGGGTAGATAAATTTCCTTTCCTCTAAGATATCTGGAACTGATTCTATCTGTATCAGACAACCCTTGTACTCTGACTTTTTATCACACAAAGAATCGTCTATAAGCTCGGCAAAAGAAGACACTTCTGTGAGTTCTACTTCGAAAAAGTCGCATACTTCCAAATCACATACCTCCAATTGGAGCTGACATTGATTCCAGTATACGAATAGAGGTATCCCTGTTATTTTTCTCCTAAAAGGGCATTTTATTTCAAGCATTGTACCGTCAACTGTTATGCCATCAGGGGATGCGGCCAGCCAAGGTATAGTATCATGCGCAAGCAATCCAAATTCTATGACCACAGTATCTTTCATTAACATGTAGATGTCTGTAGCAACTTGTTCGTATTTCACTCCCCATGCGCACGCAACGTTTGTTTTAAATTCTGGTTGTATTGTTTTATCCATCCTAAACTGCTCAAACGAGGAATAGCTGTTACAACATTTTCCGTTGTAATCAAACGTGTCTTCTAATCCATATGTTTTAACATAACTTCCGCATTCTTTTTCAGTTTTAGAAAGAAGACTTGCAGCACTAGAAGCTGTAACTTTTAATCTTCTTGCTTCAAACCACTCTTTACTTCTTTGTTCTGGCATAGGCTTTTCCATAAGTTTCCTAACCTTATCGCAAATTATGTCATCTCCCATATTAGACTTTAGTAAAAACAATTCTTTAACTTATAATTAACTTAAAGATTTTTTCTTAGTTAGAATTAATGGAACCTATTCTAGTAGAAACACCAGACAAATATACCGTATTCCCAATTATCCACCAGGATATATGGATAATGTATGAATTTGCCGTAGCAAATTTTTGGGTAGCAGAAGAGATAGACTTTTCTAAAGACCTAGATGATTGGGTAAAGTTGAACAAGGACGAACAACATTTTATAAAAAATGTTCTTGCTTTTTTTGCAGCTAGCGATGGTATAGTAAACGAAAATTTGGTATTGAATTTTTACAAAGAAGTTCAGTTAGCTGAAATGCGTCAGTTTTACGCTTCTCAGATTATGATGGAATCTATTCATTCTTATACATATTCGCTTATGATAGAAACTTATGTTAAAGATGAAAAAGAAAAAGCTGAATTATTTTCAGCAGTAGTGAACAACAAAGCTGTCAAACTTAAAGCAGATTGGGCTTTAAAATGGATAACTAACGGGACTTTTGCAGAAAGATTGATGGCATTCATTTTAGTAGAAGGTGTGTTTTTTTCTGGTAGTTTTTGTGCTATTTACTGGTTGAAGAAAAGAGGTCTCTTGCCTGGGTTGACAAAATCTAACGAATTAATATCAAGAGACGAAGCATTACATTGTAATGCTGCTATTGCTTTGTATAGCAAGCTTGAAAACAAACTTTCGAAAGAAAGAGTCCATCAAATCTTCAAGGAAGCAGTTGAAATTGAAAAAGAATTCATAACTCAGAGTATCCCTGTTAAATTGATTGGTATGAATAGTGACATGATGAAGCAGTATATCGAATATGTGTCTGATTATTGGTTATCCAAGATGAATTACGATACCATTTACACTAGCAAGAATCCTTTTGATTTTATGCAATATATCTCGCTCCAGGACTTTGGAAACTTTTTTGAAACACGTATCACTTCATATAGGAAAGCCGGGGTAGGAGTATCAAAAGAACAAAACACTTTTAGTTTAGACGAAGATTTTTAATCATATGATATGCTATTTACAAAAACTCTTTTATTTTTCATCACGTATTCTTTCTGGTTTTTACGAGAATCCTGTATCTCGTTCATTTGCTCCATTAACATTTGCTGTTTTGCTTTGGCAAACGTCAGTTGGTTATTTACAGGAATATCAATTTTTGCCTTTTCCTGCAAATCTCTTAATTTTTTCCTAGAAATCTTCCCAGTATTCTTTTTATGTTCTTTGATTAAACTATCTAATACCTTTGCATCTGTGTCAAACAACTCGGTTATATCATCATTTTTTACCTCGTTTTCTTTAAGAAACTTTTTGTAGTTACCTTTTGATTTGTCTATAGAATATATCATCATATCATCGTAGGAATTTACATTAACATATTCTTTGTCGGCGTTACACGCTACAACCTTCTCCTTTCTAATGAGCTGGTTCTGTATTTTTCCATCCTTCTGAAGCTTCATAAAAAATGCATTGAACTTGTCTTTGTCGAATTTACCATTTGTTTTCATAGTATCTAACACTTCCTTTTTATAGTAATTTTCAGCGGAATATGAGGTAGATCTACCTTGTGCCTTTTTAATAGCTTCTTCAAATTCTTCTATATTGATGTCATCATCCACAAATATTTCCTTCCTGGTTTCTGGATCGTCGAAATTTGTTGAGTGAAAGCTTCTTGTATATGACTTTTCTTCTCTTGGTGTGTTTTTTAATTCTTCGAATGTTGCTGACTTTTTATCAACGCATTTTTTAATAACGGACTTGTAGCTCAAAACTAATAGTTTAAATTGTGCTTCGGTTTTCCCATTGGTTTTATCTGGATGAAGTATCTTTGCTTTACTTTTATATGCTTTTTTAACTTCTTCTGATGTAGATTCTATAGTTACTCCAAGATATTCATAAGGGTCTATTCCAAATTGAGACAGTATCTCCATATAATACACCTTTTGAAAAAATAATTATGAATATACGAATACGACTTAAAGAATACTGATGATATTACAGTATATGGCCCTGAGCTACAAAGACACTCCGTTGCTGGAAAACATTGAAGTCACTAAAGCCATTAAAAATCTATCTACTGGTAAATGGGACTGTCCAGTAAAATATAACGGGACAAGCTTGACATTTTCATCACCTAGAATCAAATTCATCGATGGTATTTTAACCTTCAAAATTCATTCTAAGAAGCGATTTATCGAATTTCTGGAACAATTAGACAGCGTTGTTATAGATTATCTCCATGCAAACAGTCAAAATATCTTCAAGGGTAAGACTTTCACACAAGAGAGGTTGAAAAATTCCCTCCAGCCTCAGTTAGATATAGATGAAGATGGGACAGTATGTATTAACGCATACTTGGATGAAAACGCCAAGTGTTTTGATATATACGGGGACCAAATACCTTTATATGATATCGGAACTGATGTTACAGCAACTTTAAAGGTAGATAAGATAGTTTTCAGTAAAGACTTGTATAGAATCAAATATTCCATTGTCAGATTGAAAATGTCAAAACCAGAAAAATCTTCTGCGACGTTTGAAGAAACTCCTGTTGAAAAAAAGGTGCAGAAAGCAGTATCTAATGATGATGATCCTTTCTTGTCAGACTAATCATTAATGGAAACAAGTTATAAAAATATGAAACCTAGAAGACTTGCATACTCATAACTGAAGATGGCTGCGTTCCCATCTTCAGTCAAAAGAAAAAAATATCTCAAATGGTCTAATAAATTTTATTTTTTTCTATGATTGTATTACGCAATGGTTAATGTAATAACACCGAAGAAGACATCAAGACCCGTATGGCCATTGAAAATGGTATTGCGGTTTCCATTCAGGAAGAAGAACTCGTCGCCAAAGACATCGTCGCCAAAGACATCGTCGCCAAAGACATCGTCGCCAAAGACATCGTCGCCAAAGACATCGTCGCCAAAGACATCGTCGCCAAAGACATCGTCGCCAGAGACATATGAGCCAAAGACATTGTCGCCAGAGACATATGAGCTGTATATGATGGAACAAGCAAAAAAAAGACTGGATTTAAACAAGAGAGGCATTTATATATGTGACGTTTGCGGGATGTATTCTACGAAAAAAGATTGCGAGATGCATTATACGATAAAGACATCGTCGCCAAAGACATCGTCGCCAAAGACATCGTCGCCAAAGACATCGTCGCCAAAGACATCGTCGCCAAAGACATCGTCGCCAAAGACATCGTCGCCAACATCGTCGCCAGAGACATATGAGCCAAAGACATCGTCGCCAAAGACATCGTCGTCAAAGACATCGTCGTCAAAGACATCGTCGTCAAAGACATCGTCGTCAAAGACATCGTCAGAGACATATGAGCCAAAGACATTGTCGCCAGAGACATATGAGCTGTATATGATGGAACAAGCAAAAAAAAGACTGGATTTAAACAAGAGAGGCATTTATATATGTGACGTTTGCGGGAGATATTCTACGAAAAAAGATTGCGAGATGCATTATACGATAAAGACATCGTCGCCAAAGACATCGTCGCCAAAGACATCGTCGCCAAAGACATCGTCGCCAAAGACATCGTCGCCAAAGACATCAGCTATTGAAGATATTGCGCACTTTGGTGCTGAGCAATATATTAAAAATCTTAGAGAAGCTGCTAATCTGCGTGTCCAGGCTAGTAAATTCCAAGTATTCAATTGAATGTTATCAAGTTTTATTTTATCTAAATTCTTTTGTTTCTTTAATACTTAAAGGGATATTTTGTAATGAACTTAAATGTCGTCGTACTATGAAATTTTTAATGTCATTGCAAAATATGCAGAAGGTAACGCTGTCGTTACTAATAAAACATACACATCTAGAATGGTCAAGCTATTTGGTGCTGGAAAAGAATTAAAAAATTATGATGACGTAACAACATATCTAATTACAAAATATACCAAGAAAACATACAAAAGTTTTTTAACAGCTATAGTAGTCTATCTCAAAGCTACGGACGACATCCCATCACTGATCGCGAAATATTCAGACGAAATGAAGAGAATGAATGACTTGATTCAGGACGAAACACAAGAACATATAAAAACCGAGAGCGAAAATGCTAATATGGTCACTAAAATCGATATAGAAAAAATCATAGATACCTTAAAAGACTCCTTGAGAAACCGCGAAGAGAAACGAGGAGATTTGGTATTATTCACAGATTACCAGAAGTATTTAGTAGTAAATTTATACTATCTGATACCACCAGTAAGAAATGATTTTGTAGATTGTTTAGTATATGACTCTTTTATAACAGAACAGGACACCTCCAAAAATTACATATTTCTAGTCGATAAAAAACTTATTTTAAACAGGTATAAAACTAAAAAAAAATACGGAAAGGTTGAGATCGATCTACCAGAAGAACTCGTAGATATAATCAAATCATGGTTAAATTTAAGATCAAAGCTGTTCCCGGATCTTATACACGTCAAATACCTTCTATTAACCAGGGTTATGACCCCGATGGGACAAGTCAATCTTACTCAATTTTTGAATAAAATATTCGGGAGAAATGTTTCAACGACTATGTTGAGAAAAAGTTATATAACAGAAAAATACCCAGTTATACATACTACGAACGAAATGAAAAAAGATGCTAAGGCGATGCAGCACAGCGTTACTGTTCAGCAGACAGCGTATAGAAAGAAATAGTTCTCGGTTTTGAATAAATAATTTTTTATTGTCATTAAATTAATGACAATAACAATAGGAACTGACTGTTCTGGTATAGAAGCACCTTTAGAAGCTCTAAAACAGATGAAAGTTCCATTTATTCAAAAATGGAATTGCGAGATAGATAAATATGCTAGAATGTCTAGCGAGGCGAATTACAAAAAACCAGAAAAAGTTTATATAGATATGCTTGAAAGAGATAACTCGTTGTTACCACATGTTGATTTATACGTATGCGGATTTCCATGTCAATCGTTTTCGAACATGGGAAAGGGATTAGGAACTAAGGACTCAAGAGCGTGTATAATACCAAAGATGATAAATACTATAAAAAATAGCAGACCAAAAATATGCATTTTAGAAAATGTAAGAGGCTTTGTTAATATAGAACAAGGGTTGCCGTTTAAAATTTTAATAAAAAAACTTGAATCTTTAGGATACTGTGTCTATCACTCTTTGTATAACCCCAGAACAGAGAAAGAGTTTACTTTGTGTGCATAAGAAAGGATTTACAAAAAAAAGAATTTGTTAAACCGAGTAAAATTGCAATTAGAAGTATAGATGAATTTATGTTAAACAGAGATATTGCGTCTAATGATAATATAGCAAACACTATTAAAAAAAAGTTAACAAATGCGACTGAAGGTACTTATATATTAAGCTGTGATTCCTTCGGTATTATGAAAGATATTTGTCCAACCTTGACTCGTTCTGGATTACAAGGATTTAGAAAAAATTTTGTAAATGTAGTTGGAGATGTACAACTTTGTCATCAAATCGGGAATAGTATGAGTGTAAATGTTCTTAAACTTATAATAAAAGAGGCGTTGTCTTGTTTATAGTGTGTTAATATAATCCATAGCTTCTTGTCTTATAAAAGTTGTGTTATTGCTTCTTTTGAATACTAGTATATAATTTTTTGTTTCTGTAATTAGATGATGATACATTTTATTAACGTCAGTAGAGCCAAACTCTCTTATATGATTTTTAAGTTCAAGTTCAGACATACCGGACGAGTTTTCATATAATATGGACAATATTTTACCTATTATAGTGTTCTTTTTCCACCAGTTATCAATTAGTCTATGCATCTTACTCGTGTCGTATCCATTGTCACTGTCACTTCCATCTGTAGAGCTACTGGAACTAGAATATTCTTTATTTACTATTTTTAGAGCTGGCTTAACTGGCAAAGCTTGACCTGATTCTGCTAAGATTTCAGCCATTGTCATTCCCATTCCAGCACCTGATAATTTCTTGAATATTTGTTCTTGGTTTTTTAGATACGCTATCACCACAATAAACTACTCTTCTTTGAATGTCTGGTCTGCTTGTTCCACAGATTCTACCAAACTTCTGAGCTATACCAACTATATGAGTCGTAGAGCCACCAGAATAGAACATCACAGTAGCAGTTGGTGGTAAAGTTCTACCAACTGGTCCAGCCACAAAAGAAATTCCCCTATTCATCAAGATATACCCGACTACTACGTTTGGAACAAATCTGTCAATTATACTGGAGATATCAGAAGATACTTCTCTGGTTCTAGAAATTTTTACTCTGGTTATTTCATATCCAAGCTTTTCATCGCTACAACCATCCCAGCTAATATTTTCAGAGACATTGACGTACTTTTCAGGAACTGGTAGGACCACGATGTCTTTTCCAGTAATGTTTCCGATGCTGCTGCAATTTTCAGGAGTAGCAGACACCCAGAATCTTTTTACTATTTCATTTCTTGCTGAAATTGTAGCAAAAAGACTATTCCATTTTTTATGAGACAGTGGAGCATCTAGAGCCCCGTTGTCTGCTTTATTTACAGTATCAGCTTCGTCGTGAAATATGATGTATTGTTTAGGTTTGTAATTTACTTGTAGTCTGTTAATGACAGCTTCAAGTTTAGTAATTTGTTTTTCGTTGTTTAGCATCAAAATGAAAACTGCTCTTTGTTGAGAGAGAGTGTTTTCAATTCTGGAACTAGTAGCAGTTTTCAAATCAAAAGAAACAAGCCCTTCATCTCTAAGACGAGTTTCCAGCTGTTTCATCTGAGCTTTGCTATTGTCACAAGTCAGAACAAAAAGATAAGGTTGATTTTTATTTTTTTTACAGTTTTCGATAATATAAGAAGTTTTACCAACCTGTGTTGGGCTTGTAATGATAATGTTTTTTGGTTTTTTAATTTGTCCATTTTCGGATTCGATTTCCATTTCGATATAGTCTTGCAGTTTTGTATTTACATCAGTTCTATTGAGATTGAACTGCATAGCATTCATACTAGAAG